CATGGTCACTGTCTCCACCCCGTCAGGTCGCAGGCTCAGCATGTGAACTGTGTGCTCCCCGTTGTGGCGCAGAATGTCTACCACGAATAACTCGTGGGGCAAGATCATGATCTGCCGTTTGGTCTTGTTGCCTTCGCTGTCTACATCTTCTTTCTCCATGAATACCCCACCCCGTGCACCATAGGCATAGCCCTTGGGTGGGGTGGGGCGAAGAACTTTTCGGACTTCCTCGTTGATGGATGGGCTGTCGGTAGCCACATGCACTTCGATCTCTTTGGTGGAGGTGTCGAGCATGATCTCGCGCCCCAAGGCTAGGGGGTTGGTTATCTTTCCAAAGTGCTGGCACCCGTCGCAGATACCGGGGTTCTCGCTATCGAACTTGACGCAAGGGTAGGGTCCCTTGATCTCTGCCAGCTTCTGGTGCATCCGCTCTTCGGTGTAGGGGTGCAGTTCGGTCAACCAGATGGTTGCCTTCGGTGCATCCTGACACTTCTGCGCAATGCTCAACCACCCACGCCACTGTGGCTCCATACCGTCATCGTCAGCGTTCTCTGCATAGTGGCGCAACTGGGCGCACCCTGTACCGTCTTTGGTACGCTTTAAAATTTTGGCAAATTTAGTTACGCTGTTTTCAAACAGAGTAACACTGGTCGTAGACGGCGGCACAACGGGGGCGTTGGTTGGACGCTTGCCCGGAATGGCTGACGCTACTGGTGCTGGCGCAATACTCTTTAACTGGCTCACTACGTGAACTTTCAAATCCTCAAAGTTAAATATATCGCCCTCTGCCAACAGTTTGACTGGGCGCGGGGTGTCGTACTTCTTCTTAAAGTTGGTAGTCTCAGGTATGCGTAGCACACGGGCGGCGTCTGCCGTCACCGTCATGTCGATGCTGAGTTTTTGTTGCTTGCATAAGCGTTTGAAGTTCTCGGCAAGGGGCTTCCACTCAGCGATCTCCACGGCTTCTTCAAAAGGCCAATAGCAATGCAGTCCACCACCAGAGCCAACAATCCACGGGGTGCCCAGAATGTCCAAGCCAGTTTCGGCAAGGAACGCTTTGAGCGCATAGGCTGCTTGTTTCTTGGTAGCGTAGCCATCCATGTCAATGAACAGCGACTTGATGAAGCGGGCGTTCTCGGCCTTGCGTTTCTTCGCATCATCAAACGTAGCCAGCGCAAAAAAGACATCACTCTCTTGTTCAACCCAAGTAGTTACCTTGGGGTAGAAGTCATCCAAGTTCTCTACGAACAGATGTTCTTTCTTCTTAGTTAACTCTGCCGCACAATAAGTCCCGTGACCCGAAGACGGCAAAACAACCGCTAGGAATTCAAGCGGATTCATTTAAGTCCTTGGGTTGATTAGAGGAACAGGTCTTTTTGCGCGGGGTCTTTTGGTGGGAACTCGTCCAGAGGAGCAAGCGCCGTGAAGCGGCGAAGCAGTTCGTGTTGGAACGCAGATGGCAAGTCTTCTCTATCGAGAATCAAAGCGCATTGGTTAATGAGTTCGCTATTGGTCAAGTTTTTAGGTTGAAAACTTTGCATGTTTCTCTCCAAGCCTCGTCGGCTGATTTTGATTTTTTTAATATGTCAAGCATGACTTCGGCTCGGTACTCGTAGGCGGGGAAGATGTCCTTACCCAAGAACCAGTTGTACACAGTTTGGCGCGTCACACCCAAGGCTTTGGATATACGCACGACTGAGAAGTCATGGTGAATCGCCCAACGCCCTAGCTGGGTTCCCAGCGACTTAGGCGTCTTCGCAATCTCGTCAATGATTTTTTGTGAATATGGCATGGTAGATAGGTGGGGTACTTGGCCTGTGCGTCTTTCTATGCTGTGTGCATAGCGACCATCGTTTTACAGCCTTTCCCCCAAATCCTTTTAGTCCTCGTCGTCCCACGCGCCGACTACGTCAGCGAGTGACTTCTTGCCGGGCACGGCGCTAGGCTTCTTCTCTTCCTTGCGCACGGTTGGCTCCTCGTCCTCCTCCACCTCAACTGCCTTGGGCTTAGCCTTGGCCTTGGGTGCTGGCGCTGGAGCCTCGTCTGCCTCGTCATCTGCTAACTGGGCAACGCTCTTGGTCTTAGGTGCAGCACCCTTGAGCGCATCGACTGGCTTGCCATCTTGGTTCGCCACGTTCAGAACAACGGCTTTGGACGCATCGTCTGTCGCACCTTGCTTGGTAGCCAACTCATACTCGTCGTCGGTCAACCAACGCATAGCCTTGAAGTGCAACTTAGGGGCTTCAGCCTTGGTGTCGAACTTCATGCGTGTCACGACCATGCTAGGGTCAACTGACTGGGCAACCAACCAACGGGCATACGCTTGGAGTGGGCGGTTCTCGCCGTCTTCCTTGCCGAAGATCGAAGTCGCTGGCAAAGCCAACTGCATCACATCACCCTCGACATTGTTAGCCAAGACAACAGCAAGGCGCTGTTGGTAACGGCAGGCACGGCTTTGACCGTTGCCTGAGCCAGCCACGTTTTGTTGGCAACTTGCACACGTATCGGACTGGATGTTGCGGGACTTAGCGTCTGGCTTATCGCCATCGTTAGACCAGCAGTCAGGGGCGGCGGCTGTCTCGCCATCGTATGCCTTAGCGTAGAAGGTACGTGCGACCTTGGGAGCGGCTTTGACGATCACCACGTCGAGGAAACGCTCGTCGATAGCGGCAACTTCCTTGCCACCAGCCAACAGGCGGAACACACCGCCCTTGATAGAGATACGCTTGCCTGCGTTGCCTGCGCCACCACCCGCTAGGGCTCGTGCTACGTCAGAGAGTTCGCCAGTGCGTGCAAAGGCGGGAAGTTTGGATGGGTTAAATACGGCTACGTTACTCATAGCGCTTCTCCTTTAAGAAAGTTTAAAAAGATATCGGCGTTGCCGATGGTTTGTTGGGCGGTTGACATACCGCCGTTGTTTTTGTGTAGGTTCATTGCATAGCCTAGTGCGCTGTCACGCAACCATCTATCACTACGCTCTTCGTCAAACACAGAGGCTACTGCCACGGTTTCTTCTTGTGGGGCTACCACTTCTTTTGCTGGTTTAGTCATATTCACTTTGCTGTGGGTTTGCGTACCGATACGTCATACTCCGAATTGGAGTTCAGACCCGGGGGTACGACACCGGGGTTTTCGTCAAGGAACTGCTTCATGTTCAGTTGGGCAATCCGCTTCTCGAACAAGTCGAGGGCTTCGTGCTCAATCACAAACTTCTTGAATGAGTCCCAGTCGGCGGTTGAGTAGCGCGTCTTCACAGACAGAACTACTGTGCCTTGGTCAGTGCGAACAGAAGTCACGCCGAGGGCTTGCATCTGTTCTTTCATCGCGTTCTTGATCTCGTCTTGCTGAGCCTTGAGCAACTCCACTTGCGTGTCGTACTCCTTGGTCAGTTCCGAAATTTGGTCACGCATTTTGCGGTAGACCTTTGCTAACTTATCGAGTGGTATTGTTTGTTCACTCATTTTTATTTTCTCCTGATGTTTGTCTAAGGTTGGACAGTGTACATGAAATTAAATTGTTTGCAAACTCCTTTCAAGATTTAATTTCGCTCTCGAATAACTGGGTCAATAGTGAGTGGTCGCTCACCTTGGAAGTCAATGCTTTAAACATCTTCTTCTCTATTGGGCTACCTTCTATGTGTAGAACAGTAACCTTGTCGGACGTCTGACCCTTGCGATCGGCGCGGGCAATACACTGGATGTACTGCTCCACCGACATCAAAGGGCCATAGAACACAACTGTGTCAGCGGCAGTCAAAGTAATGCCGTGTGCAGTTGCTTGCGGTTGCATCACAAGGATGCGGGGTTCGGGGTCAGTTTGGAATCTGCGGATGATGTCACCACGCTTGGATGCCGGCACGTCCCCACGAATCATCTCGGCAGCAATACCCTGCTTGGCAAGGTGCTTGATGATGGCGTCAATACTGCTGATGAACAGGGCGAACACAATCACCTTACGGCTAGTCTCCTCAAGAATTTCTTCTAGTACCGCCAAGCGAGGCGCGGCATCGAACTCAACTACTTCGCCGTCATCTGTGTAGGCAGCACCACAGGAAATCTGCAACAGCTTGGAGACACCAGCCGCCGCGTTGACTGCGCTGATCGTCTCGCCACCGGTCTGTATGAGCATGCGCTCTTTGAGTAACTCGTAGTACTTCTTCTGCTGTGGGGTCAACGGCACCTCGCGGGTCATGGTGATGACTGGTGGTAAATCCAAGCACTGCTCCTTGGTGAACCTAATAGCGGGTTGCAATGCCTCATGCACAAGTTCAGACGCATTAGCCTTCGGTGCCCACTTGAACTGGGTTACTTTGTTCATCACTGAGTCACGCCAAGCGGTAAAGAACCGAGGCACGTTGTTAGCGTTAACCAACTTAGCCAAGCCATACGCATCCGCAGGCGACTGCGAGGCGGGTGTGCCCGTCATCATCCACAGCAAGGTATCGGGTTTGATGATGTGTTGCAATGACTTCCAGCGCCGTGTGGTCACGGTCTTGTAGGCGTTGGCTTCGTCCACGATAACCAGATCAAACTTGCCGTTGGCGTTGACCTCGTCAGCAATTAAATTAAGCCCTTCGTAATTCGTGATTACAAACTCGTAATTCTGCTGAACCATCTCGATACGCCTAGCCGCCTGTGGGTGGTGGGCGATGACGGCACTACGATGGATGATGCTGGCGTTTAAGTCTTGCATCCATGCTGACTGCATGATCGACAAGGGGCACAGTATCAAACAGCGACGCACCTCACCGCGTTGCATTAGGTAGTCAGCCGCCCACAATGCTGAGAGCGTCTTGCCCGTGCCGGGTTCAGAGAACACAAACGCCTTGCGATGTAGTGTGAGGAACGCAGACGTATTGATCTGATGCGCCATCGGCTTGTACTTGCCCGGCCAGTTGTAGCGCCTGATGATAGGCGAGGGGACGTTCTTGACGCCCATGTTTTTCAATACTCTTGCTTCGTCTAAGCCCCAGAAGACAGCAACATCGGCAGAGCCGTCCGAGTAGGACTCAACGACTTGACTGCGTGGAATGATGCTGTACTTCTCTGGGCTTCTGGTTCGTAGTAAGAGTGCTTTGTCTTCGATTATTTCCATTTGCTTCTCTGATGTTATTTGTTGTCGCCTTGATTGGCACTTCTATTGCGTAGTCTCAAATTACCTGTTGTTGTCTTACCGCCTTTGCGTAGCGGTACTTTGTGGTCAATGTCTTTGTTAGAGCGATCAATACCTTTCTTGTCGTACAACTGCCTAGCCTTTTGGCGTTCAAGCTGAGCGTCTGTCTCGCCTGTTTTCTTTTGCAACTTGTATGCATGTTTGTAATTACGTTTGCCATTTACTTGTGTCATGCTAGTGCTCCTTATGAAATTCGCATGATTTAACGGGGCACCATCCGCATAGCGGGGTGCGTGTTGGGTTCCATACATCAGCGTCAATGGATGCCGCAATGCGTCCGACTCTTTCGCGGTACTTCCACCACTCGGCCTTGGCTTCGTCTACTGTCATGGTGTGCTTGACCATATCGTTCTTCACGACAAAGAGCAAAGCAGACTTGACTTCACGGATGTGCGGAAAGTTAACGAACACCATCAACGACATGAGTTTAAGTTGTTCACGATCAGGGTACTTGTTGTTGCCCGTCTTGTAGTCAACCACCCATGCGGTGAGGTTGTCGTCGTCCACGATCAACAAGTCAGCCACCCCTCTAACCCATGCGTTCTTATCGAACCAGCCCGTAGGCTGTAGGTCTTCGGTCAATGCCATTTGGTACTCGACCAACTTGCGACCGGGCTTTGCCATCAATGCGTCTAGCGTAGATTGAATGAACTCAAATTGTTCGGGCAATGGCTCGCCTTTATCAACATAATCTTCGGCTGCCTTGTGCAACTCCTTGCCGTAGATCACGGCTTGCGTCTCTTTGAAGGGGTACTTCTTGAGAATCTTTACCTCGTGATAACGGCGGGCGCAGCCCTCATAGTCTTTAAGGGAGCTATGGCTCCAAACAACTTTAGTCACTCGAACCTCGCAGTCTCTATTGCTTTGTTTAATC